GGTTTACCTTCGTCTGCGCGTGCGAATGCTTTCGTGCACGCAAGAGTTTCTGATAGAACGGATGAATTTGGAAGAAGAATATTGTTTGTAGAAGAAATACAGTCTGATATGCACCAAAACATACAAAGGGCAATTAGAGAAGCAAAAGAAAAAGGAAAACCACTTTCACCTACTCAGGGATACGCAAGGCGTGGTGATTTACCAACACCTGCAGAAATTTTGGCGAATAAACAACAATTAGATCTTATTACTTTAAAGATTGAAAATTTATTAAACACTAATCCACGTTCAAAAGCACTTCCTAAATTAGAAGCAGAGCGTGATAAAATTAGAGCCATTCTTCAAGAAGCAAAAGATAAAAAAGGCATTGGAGGAGGAGATGTTCCAGAAGGACCATTTCAAACTTCACAGGAATATATGGAATTTGTAGCAAAATACCTAACGCGTGTAGCTAAAGACGGTAAATATGATGGGGTGGCGTTTGCTAACCCTACTATTAAAAATCGTAACCTTTCGCCAACCGATAGATCTTATATTGGTAATTTAAGTGCTTATGGCCCTATTTTAAATAAATCATTATCTAATGCAGCTAAAAAAACAGGTGCAAATTTATTAAATACTGTTATAAGAGATAAAGAGGGGCGAATATACGGAAACGTAAAACTATTAAATTTGAAGGGCAATAAAATGGCAGAAGAAATTATTTCAAAAGGCGTATCTGCTTATAAGCAAGGAGGCGTAGCTTATGGTAGATAAAACTAAAAATCAAATTGATAAAGCATTAGATGCTGTTAATTCAGCACTTGAAATTGAACCAATTGGTGAAGAAGTACAAATAGATTCTAAAGGTGTAGAATTTGAAGGCTTTGAAATCATGGATGATGGAAGTGCGGAAGAAATTATTACTAACGAAACAATAGACCAATCTCAAATACCATTTGACGCAAATTTATCTGAATATATTTCAGACGACAAGTTATCCAAATTCTCATCGGATTTGGTAAATGCATTCGAAGCGGATAAAGATTCAAGGAAAGACTGGGAAGATACCTATGTCAAAGGCCTTGATATGTTAGGTTTTAAATATGAAGACCGAACACAGCCCTTCGAAGGTGCATCCGGGGTCGTTCATCCTTTATTAGCTGAATCTGTTACGCAGTTTCAAGCCCAAGCTTATAAGGAACTCCTCCCCCCAAGCGGCCCCGTACGATGCCAAATAGTTGGTGCAGTAACACCAGAAATTGAGCAACAATCAGATCGTGTAAAAGAATACATGAACTATTACATTATGAATGTAATGGAAGAGTTTGATCCAGAGATGGACCAATTATTGTTTTATTTACCACTATCTGGTTCAGCATTTAAAAAAGTTTATTACGATGAAATTTTAAAACGTTGTGTATCCAAGTTTGTAACGAGTGAAGATTGCGTTGTTAATTATATGGCAACTGATCTTGAGCAAGCAGAACGTATTACACATTGTATTAAAATGTCATCCAATGAAGTTAAAAAGTTTCAAGTATCTGGTTTTTACCGTGATATCCCTGTTGTTTCAGGACAAGTAGATGTTACAGCAGATGTGCAATCAAAAGTAAATGAACTAGAAGGTGTATCACAAACTAACCAAGGAGAAGATGACGAACATTTAATTTTAGAAATGCATGTTAACGCCGATGTTCCTGGGTTTGAAGATACAAGTGGAATTAAACTTCCTTATATTATTACAATTGATAAATTTTCTCAAAAGATTTTATCCATACGCAGAAACTGGGCAGAAGCTGATTTAAGTTTTAAAAAGAAATCATATTTTGTTCATTTCAAATTCCTCCCAGGCCTAGGTTTTTACGGCTTTGGTCTAATACATATGCTAGGTGGGTTATCAAGAACTGCAACAAGTGTTTTGCGGCAGTTAATTGATGCAGGTACTCTTGCTAACTTACCGGCAGGATTTAAAGCACGAGGAATGCGTATACGTGATCATGATGAACCATTACAACCAGGTGAATTTAGAGACGTGGATGTAACAGGAACATCTATTAAAGAATCATTATTACCACTTCCCTATAAAGAACCATCACAGACTTTATTTGCGTTATTAGGTTTCGCTGTTGACGCAGGTAAATCATTTGCAGCAATTGCAGATATGAAGATGGGTGAAGGTAATGAACAAAACCCAGTTGGAACAACTTTAGCATTACTTGAACGTGGGACAAAAGTAATGAGTGCAATTCAAAAAAGATTACATTATTCACAACGAAAAGAATTTAAATTACTCGCTAATTGTATACAGATGTTTACTCCACCAGAGTATCCATACCAAGTTGTTGGTGGTGAAAGAATGATTAAACAATCAGACTTTGATGAGCGTGTAGATATTCTACCAGTAAGTGATCCTAATATTTTTTCTATGTCACAACGTGTAATGTTAGCACAACAACAATTACAGTTAGCCACTTCTAACCCACAAATGCATAACATGCGCGAAGCTTATAGAAGAATGTATCAGGCGATGGGTGTAGATAATATTGATGCAATATTAAAAGCTGACGAAGAAAATGAGCCACAACCTTTAAGCCCTGCAGTTGAAAATGCGGCGGCTATGAAAGGAGCTCCATTAAAAGCTTTTATTCAACAAGATCATCCAGCACACATGAAGGCACATGCTGAATTTATGTTTACAAGAATGGTTCAAATTAATCCACCACTCTATTCTATGTTACAGGCACACGTATCTGAACACGTTGCATTGATGGCACAAAAACAAGTTCAAGAACAATTTGCTGAAATGGAACAAGATTTACAACAACAGATGGAAGCAGCACAGATGAATCCTCAAGAGATGCAACGCTTAGATGGATTAGCCCAACAAATGATGATGGATAAAACAAATGCTATTGCAAATTTAGAAGCACAAATGACTGCACAACTTGCACAAGACGAAGAAAAACGTACAGCAGCAGAACAGGCTGATCCACTTGTTAAACTTAAACAAAGAGAGATTGACTTACGTGCAGCTGAAGCAATGATGCGTCAACAAGAGATGCAAACTAAAGGAACATTTGAAGCTGAAAAACTTGACATGGAACGTGACAAGATAGAAGCTGATACAACAATTAAACTAATGGATGTTGCTGGTAAAGTTGACCAAGAAGCGGCAAAAGAAGCATTAGGGCAATTAAAAGAAAATGTTGCTTTAACTAAAGAAGCAATGAAAAATGAAAAAGATATAACCACTGCGAGGATAAATGCCGGAAACAGAGATAAAAAAAGTAAAGATAATAAGTGATTCAATGCAAGAGATTGACAGTCTTGCAAGATCCCTTATAAAGAAGCCCGAAGATGCACTATTAGTTTGTGCAGCTTTGATGGCCGTAACGCGTCAACATTATATTGATTCTTTAGGGCCAGATCAAACGTCGTTTGTTTTTCAATCTGTTGTAGAGTCTTTTGACTATATAACTGAATTGGAAGAACAGGTGGCAAATGTAACTATACATTAGGAGGACCAAATGAATCTATTAAAAGATGTTTGGGCACACATAAAAGAATGGAATGAGTGGAAAATGAAGGACTGGATTAAGGCCGGCATTGTAGTCATTATAGTTCTTATTGTGCTTCAAGCTATGATACCTGGTGCATAATGGTTGAATTAGACCGACAAGGTTTTGCAGACAGGCAATTTAAAAGCGTTCAAGCTGCACGTCAAGAACGTGCAGCTAAACGTGCTGAAAAAGAATATTTCATGCGTTCTTTTAATCCTAACACAGCAACTCGTGAAGATTTTACAAGATTTAAAGAAGGTTTAAAAAACCAAGCTCTTGATGCCATTGGACCTAGACAGGGAGGTATTTTAAATTCAAGACAAGCTCAACAACTAGCTTCTCTATATTCTGACCCTTATCGTAAAATGATGAATCAATATAGAATAACTAATCCAGAAAGTTATTCCGGAAATTTTCCTATATCTTCTTTTATACAATCTGCTGGCCCTAAATTAATGGGAATGGGTATTCTC